GTTGGCTCAGGTGGAACTCAGATTTCTGCTAGTGGAAATACTATAACTATTACAAGTTCTACTACAGGAACAGGAGTTGATTCTTTAAATGGACTTATTGGTGCATTAAATATTGTAGGTGCAGGTGGACTTACAGTAGCAGCAGCAGGAAGTACAATTACTTTAACACAAAACGCTAGTTCTACCTTTAATAAATGGATATGGAAACCGGCAGGTGGAACTGTTACAGGCGATACACTTCAAATTGATAATACTAACGAAACACTTGAGGTGCAATGTGCAGATAGTAGTCTTACTATTAAATCTCAAGTAGGTCCTCCGGCATCAGTAGATTTATCTATATCCCCACAAGGAGGATTTACTGCAGGTTCATTTACTAATAGTAATATAACTGTAAATCAACAAGGTATTATAACTGCCATTTCTAATGGTTCAGGTGGTGGTGGTGGAGTAACTTCTGTTACAGGAAGTGCACCTATATCTTCTTCAGGAGGAACTACTCCGGATATAAGTATTTCACAAGCTAATACCACTACTGATGGATTCTTAGATTCAGCAGATTGGAATACCTTTAACGACAAACAAACTGCACTTACTTTAACTACAACAGGTTCAGGTGCAGCAAGTTTAGATGCAGCAGGTAACTTAAACATTCCTACTAATGCAGGTGGTAGCACATCACCGGCAGGTGTTAATCGTGCAGTTCAGTTTAATGACAATGGTTCTTTTGGTGGAAGTAATTTATTCCAATTTGATTCATCAAGTTGTTTAGTAACAATAGGTAAATCAGATGCACCGGCAAATCAAAATGGAACTTTACATATAGAAGGAAACGGTAGCACAGTAGGTGGAAAGATAACACTTGAAACAGGTACAGGGAAATCTGCTCCTGAAACAATAGGTATTCTAGCACCTTCTACAGGTGAGGCAATGAATTTAATCTTACCTGCAAATGTTCCTAATGGATTTAATGACAGATTAAAAATATCAACTATATCAGGAACTAATTATGGATTAGCATTTGTTCCTGAAATGACATTAACTACAAACGGTACATCAGGAGCAGCTACTTTTAATGCTACTTCACAGGTTTTAAATATTCCTCAATACACTTCAGCAACAGGAGCAGCTTGGATTAAGATAACTGAAAATCAACAAAAAGAAAATAATTTTCAGACTATAGGTACTGCAGCAGCGAAGCAAATTACTTTTGGTAGTACAAACTCTTACTCTGGAGTTGATGTAGATAAAAGTGGAACAATAACTTTTAATACTGCAGGAAGCTACTTTGTAAACTTCAGTTTGAATTTTGAAAACGTAGATGCAGTTAGTAATGGAGTTGTTTTAATTGCACCTCTTATTGGAGGTAGTCAGTTTAGAGAAACAGAAACTGTACAAGTAACAGGAGTTCTAAGTCCTAATGGATGGAACTTAGGCATACCTCTTGTTATTGCATCTGACACTACTGTATTGACACTTACTTGTGTTGCTACGAGTGCACAAACTAGATTAGGTTCTTATGTATCACCAATTGGTGCAATAGATAATGTTCCATCTGCAGCACTTAGTATATATAGATTAACATAATGGATATCAGAAAAATTTCTATAGGACCGGATTATAAATCAGGTGCTATGCACTATTTAGTGGGTCAACCTGTATTAGGTGGCAACTATACAATTCATTTGATAAAGCAAGATTACGAAAGAGAATCCATAGTTATTTATATAGAAAATGAAGAGGGCATTAGAATGTGGAAAGAGTTTACCGATACTATGCCTATATCAATTGAATATAATATAAATTTTTAATCTAATGAAACTAAATGCAATCACCATATTCCTTCATCGTAAAACCTATAAAAGGTAAAAGATACAATAACACAAAAAATATAGGAGGTGTTGATTTTGTTATTAGCACTTCAAAAGAAGACCATAACTTTTCTAATAGACAAGCTGAGGTTATAGAACTCCCCCTAGGATATAAAGGTCCAATACAGGTGGGAGATATTTTATTAGTACACCATAATGTTTTTAAATTCTATAATGATATCCAAGGCAAAGAAAGAAGTGGTAAAAGTTTTTTTAAAGATGATTTGTTTTTTATAGAACCTGACCAATACTTTGCTTACAAACAAAATGGAAAATGGAATGCAGTAGATAGGTATTGTTTTATAAAACCTGTTGCCGTTGAAGAAAGTTATATATACAAACCATTTTCTGAAGAACCTTTAGTTGGTGAAATAAAATATCCAAATCAATATTTAAAAGACCAAGGATTAAAAGAAGGTGATAGAGTTTCTTTTCAGCCGGATAGTGAATATGAATTTAATATTGATGAAGAAAAACTTTATAGAATGTATGACCACCAAATAACAATGCAGTTATGAATATAGGTATATACGAAGATGTTATTAGTGGTGTAGATGAGTATGTAGAAGATATATTAGCAGAGGGATTTGAGGATGTACAATTAGGACACGATTTATTTAAAAATGTAAAAGCTAGAGGAGTAGACCAATTAGTTATGTTTTTGCATCAGAAGTATCCAATGTATAAAGCAGATTTAAATTTTGTAAGAAAATCTCCTGAAAATCAAGAAGAACCTAATTTTATTCATACGGATGAAATGATGGGAGATTTAACTGCTATACTATATTTAAATAAAGAACATCCTAAAGAAGATGGAACTACCCTGTATATGGGTAGAAATAAAATGTGTATATTAAGGTCAGCATATAATAGACTAATTGTTTTTCCATCAAATTTATTTCACTCAAGAAATATTTATGAAAACTTTGGACAAGACGATAAGGCTAGATTAATTCAAGTTTGTTTTTTAAAAAAAGTGTAATAATGAACACTCACATTTATTGGGAAGATGAGTGGAATGAACACGATGGTACTCCCATTCCATTCCACACTGTTATTAGAAAAAAGAAAAGATTTAAAAATGAAATCAAAAGAAACAAAATTAAAAATAATAGAGGCAGGTCACAGGGCAGTGGAGCAATTGATAAAGGTTGCGAAGGAAGCGATTATTAAACCTGACCCTGAAGATGATTTGTCAGCAGACAGATTAAAGAATGCAGCAGCAACAAAGAAGTTAGCAATCTTTGATGCATTTGAAATACTTAATCGTATTGAAGCAGAAAAAGAAGCTATAGAATCATTAGAAAAAGGAAAGAGTAAAACAGATACTAAACAAGGATTTGCAGAAAGAAGGTCTAAATAGCATATATAAAGTAATTGAGGGGTTGATACCTAAAAATGTTTTAAAGTCCAAGAACAAGGCTAAAACGTGGAAATATGGGTATGATTCTAAGTATGATGTTATTATTATCTCTAAAACAGGAGAGATAGGTGATATTGTATTGATACAAGGTTTGAAGATTGCTTTACCTGCACAACCTAAAAAGTGTCTTCAAAGACACTCAAAAAAAGAAGAACAATATTGGGAAAGAGTAGAGATTCCAAAACCTCTTTCCAAAATTCAATCCATCTTTCAATGGAATGAAATGGCTTCTGAATTTAAAGATAGATGGGTTGACTATATAGAAGAAGAGTTTGACAGAAGAGAACAAGGACTTTGGTTTATGTCAAACGGTATACCAACCTATATAACAGGAGCACATTATATGTACTTACAATGGACTTCTATTGATGTGGGTTATCCTGATTTTAGAGAAGCTAATAGATTACTATTTATTTTTTGGGAAGCTTGTAAAGCAGACCCAAGAAGTTTTGGAATGTGCTACTTAAAAATTAGACGTTCAGGTTTTTCATTTATGAGTTCATCTGAATGTGTAAACACAGGAACTTTAGTTAAAGATTCTAGAGTAGGTATTTTATCTAAAACAGGTTCTGATGCTAAGAAAATGTTTACAGATAAGGTAGTTCCTATAAATAGTAGATTACCATTCTTTTTCAAACCTATTATGGATGGTATGGATAAACCTAAAACTGAATTAGCATTTAGGATTCCTGCATCTAAGATTACAAAAAAGAATATGTATGAAACAAATGATGATGAATTATTTGGATTAGATACAACAATAGATTGGAAGAATACTGATGATAACTCTTATGATGGAGAAAAGCTTTTGCTTTTAGTTCACGATGAAAGTGGTAAATGGATTAAGCCTAATAATATTTTAAACAATTGGAGAGTAACAAAAACCTGTTTAAGATTAGGTAGTAAAATTATTGGCAAGTGTATGATGGGTTCTACATCTAACGCACTAGATAAGGGTGGAGATAATTTTAAAAAATTATACTACGATTCTGATGTAGAGAAAAGAAATGCAAACGGTCAAACCAAAAGTGGGTTGTATAGTTTATTTATTCCTATGGAATGGAATATGGAAGGCTTCATAGATAAATACGGAATGCCTGTTTTAAGAACTCCACACAAAGAGGTTGAAGGTATTGATGGTGAAATGATTTATCAGGGTTCTGTAGCTTATTGGGAAAATGAAGTAGAATCATTAAAGAATGACCCTGATGCATTAAACGAATATTATAGACAGTTTCCTAGAAGTGAATCACACGCATTCAGAGATGAAAGTAAACAGTCTTTATTTAACCTAACTAAAATATATCAACAGATAGATTACAATGATTCGTTGATTATAGAGCACCACGTTACACGAGGTTCTTTAAGTTGGTTAAACGGAGTTAAGGATATTTTTAGTCCTAATAATAGAGGAAGATTTTTAGTTTCTTGGACTCCAAATAAAAATCTACAAAATAATGTAGTAGAAAAAAGAGGGATGAAATATCCGGGCAACGAACACATAGGTGCGTTTGGTTGTGATAGTTATGATATTTCAGGTGTCGTAGGAGGTGGAGGTTCTAACGGTGCATTACACGGTAAAACAATGTTTACTATGGATGAAGCACCAAGTAACCAATTTTTTTTAGAATACATAGCAAGACCACAAACTGCAGAAATATTTTTTGAAGATGTATTAATGGCTTGTGTGTTTTATGGTATGCCTATTCTAATTGAGAACAATAAACCTAGATTACTATATCATTTTAAAAACAGAGGATATAGACACTTTTGTATGAATAGACCTGATAAGGTTTATACTAAATTATCTAAAACTGAAAGAGAGTTAGGAGGTATTCCCAACTCTAGTGAAGCAGTTAAACAAGCACACGCATCTGCAATAGAATCTTATATTGAATCACAGGTGGGTATGACAGAAGATTTAGAGATGGGAGATATGGTTTTTACAAGAACTTTAGAAGATTGGGCAAGGTTTGAAATAAACAATAGAACCAAGTATGATGCCTCTATAAGTTCAGGGTTAGCAATTATGGCTACCCAAAAACACTTATATTTACCTGATAAAAAAGTTTCAAAAATAAAGATTAACTTTGCAAGGTATAGTAATAAGGGTAAATATAGCGAAATTATTAGATGAAAAAAATAGAAATTAACATATCATCTACAGGATTTCCTAGTCAATTTGTATCAGATAGTGTAAAAGCCACTGACGAATTTGGGTTGCAAATTGGTCAAGCAATACAATATGAGTGGTTCAAAAAAGATGGAAATAGTTGTAGATACTACAATCAGTTTCGAGACTTTCATAGGTTAAGATTGTATGCAAGAGGAGAGCAACCAATAGGAAAATATAAAAACGAATTAGCAATTGATGGAGATTTATCTTATCTAAATTTAGATTGGACTCCTGTACCTATATTACCCAAGTTTGTTGATATTGTAGTAAATGGAATGCAAGGTCGTGAGTTTGTAGCTAATGCTTATGCTCAGGATGCTTTGTCACAATCTAAAAGAAGTAAGTATCAACAAATGATTGCAGGGCAAATGGTTGCAAAACCAATGCTTGAAACTATACAAAAAAAATCAGGAGTAAACCCTTTTACTGTAAACCCTGATGAACTTCCTGAATCTGATGAAGAGTTGAAGTTGTATATGCAACTAAACTATAAACCTGCAATAGAAATTGCAGAAGAGGAAGCAATTAATACTATGTTCGAGCAGAACAAGTATAACGATATTAGAAAGCAAATTGATTATGATATTACTTGTATTGGAATCGGTTGTGCTAAACACGAATTTTTAGAAGGCAGTGGTGTAAAAATTTCTTATGTTGACCCTGCTAATATTATCTATAGCTATACAGAAGACCCTCATTTCAAAGATTGTTTTTATTGGGGTGAAATAAAAACCTTACCAATAATTGAATTAAAGAAAATTGACCCTACCCTAACTAATGAAGACTTAGATGAAATATCTCAGTATTCACAAAGTTGGTATGATTACTACAACACTGCTCAGTTTTATGAGAATGATATCTTTTATAAAGATACTGCAACGGTTATGTATTTTAATTACAAAACCACAAAAAAAGTAACTTATAAAAGAAAAGTAAAAGAGAATGGTAATGTAAGTATGATTGAAAAGGATGACCAATTCAATCCACCAATTGAAATGCAAGAAGAAGGAAACTTCGAGAAAGTGCAGAAAACAATTGATGTATGGTATGAAGGAGTTATGGTTATGGGAACTAACATTATGCTTCAATGGAAGTTAATGGAAAATATGGTGCGACCACAATCTGCTACACAACACGCTATACCTAATTACTTTGCAGTTGCACCAAGAATGTATAAGGGTGCTATTGAATCATTGGTAAGAAGAATGATTCCTTTTGCAGACTTA